TTAAGCCGTGTTCTCGTTGGGGGCGCCGCCCGCAACGATAAAACCGGCATCGCGAATCGCCGCTTTAACCTGCCTGGCGTCCATCACGGCCGTTTTCACATAGCCAAAAAAGGCCACCCGTGCGCTGGGCAAACGGATTGGCGTCGCCAGTTGAGCCATCAGCTCACGATTGCGCTGCGCCATCAGCTCGGCGCGCGCCTGCCAAAACGCGGCCGGTTCGGAGGGGGCTTCAGTGGCGGTTTCGAACCGAGACGCCAACTCGCTTAGCGCCTCCCACTCCGCCAACAGGGCGGCAACCACTTCAGGATTAGCCACCTGCCCCCAGCCAGGGGGTAAGGCCCCCTCACGCCACGCCTCGAGATAGCCGGGCAACATCATCTTTAATTGACTCAGTTGCTCGTTCACTGCGGGTTACCTTTTATAGCGCCTGATGCCGGGATATTTCCCATAATGACACTCTCGTTAAACCGTTGATGGGAGCAATGGCCGAAGCTTATCAGCGCCATAGATGACGTAATGACTTTTGGTGCGGCTAAATTAGCGATAGGTGCGGGTGGGGAGTGGGGATGGAGGTCGGGTTGGGTTGGGGTGTAATCGCCAGAGCCAAAAGTGTGATTTCCGCTCTGGCGGCCACACTGGCCAAGCATTGAAACATCTCCCCACGTCCGTTATGTTACAACCATAAAAATTTCGAGGGATGGAAGTGAACAACACAGAGATAGTGGAACGGATAGTAAAAGTCATTGTCTCCCCAGAAACAGTTGTGGGGCTGCTTGACGGCGCAATGTCTGTGCCTGTCGATTTTGGCTACCTAGCTCTAGGCATTTTTGACACAAGCAATCGTCGCAAGATGGAAGACGAACGCATTCGCATGATGCGGGCAATAAAGTCCGGTTTAATGAACTATCATCAAGTTATCAGAACGATTAAAATCATTATCGATGCATTCACCGCACACATCCCACAAGAGACGCAAGACAAAATATTTAGGGCCGTAGGCTCCACATCCGCTGGCAGAATGCTTACCACCTCTCTGATTTCATCCAGAATAGTGAATAGCATCATATCAGCAGGTGGTGCAGCCATGATTACCCGAGGTGCTGGCGTTGCTACAAGCTTCACGCTGATGGCTGGCGGAATGATAGAACGAAGCATATACAAATCAATCGGTCTCGAACGTATGCATAGTGCGGTTTACTACAAGCTTAGAAGTGCCGGAAATTTGGACTTTATATACTTTTTAGTTCAACCCTATGTTGATCCATTCATAGAAGCTTTGGCTGTACGTAAAAACCAAGGTGATGCAGAGTTTAATCGATTGCTGAAAAATATTGAGGAAAAAATGAAATGAGAAAAGACAGCATCCATATCCGCATACTCTCTTTTTTCTTTGAATTTTTCTATCAGTTAATCGGGGGAATTGGATTTTTATTGTGTATCTATTTTTTCTTTAGCTTCGACACGATAACTCAGCGCGTCGTTGCCATTTTATCGACAATAGCCATATTTTGTATCATTTGTTGGCTCGGCGACACCCTCATCAAAAAGCTACGAGGTTATTGATGCTATCAGGCCGACGAGTGCCTGCTACGATTCATCAATGGGCCTTCCATGCAGAGAATACCAGCGGATCGCCGAATACGTAGCGCCGGTGTTCAACCGTCGAGTCGTACGGCATATACACCTGGCAGCACGTATCAGCATCACCTCCGGTCGAAACACCTTAGCGTATCTGCCACAGCCTATGGGTAGTTTAGGACTAACGTGGCGTTGCTGGTCACGTTCTGGAAGTATTCATCATGTTCGATTATCGCGTTTAAATCCGTGACTGCTGGCAGGGTCTTATCAGCAACAGGTACCATATCTATCGCCCAGTCACTGCTGAATGCGTACAGAGCGCCGTTAATTATGACTGAGCCGTCGGCTTTCCCTCGCGCAGCTTTTCCATGTGAGCAGCCCACACGTCCGCCGGGCAGTTCGCCGGGGTCACGATGCAAACCTTGCCGTAGCTCAGGCCGGCCAGATCGACATTCACCTCGGTTTTATTCGTGCTCATGTCGATGCCGGTAAGCTGCGCGGCGTTTTTTACGTTCGGCGCGACCTGACCAAATTTTTTATTCGCCAGCGCCAACTGCGCAGATTTATACGACAGCTCCGCCAGGTGGCCGGCGTTGAACGAAACCAACAGCGCAGCGTTATTGCGCAGTTCCTGCACGCGGGCTTTTACATCCGGCCGGCTCATCAGGATTGAGGCTTGCGATTCGGCATTCGTCGGCGCGTAGCCTGCGCAAATCGCGGCCTCTTTCTGTGGCATGCCCTGCGCAATGTTCTGCGCAAATTGTTCATGCTGTGGCTTTAAAAGGCTTGGGCTTTCTTTGCCCTTCCCCTCCTCATCGCCACCAGCAGTTGAAACGCCAGACGTAACGGGCGCGGGATTTTCGGGAATTTGCGCATCTTGCGCACTGCGCATTTTTTTCTGCGCTTTTTTCTCTTTCCCTTGCGCAGGGATTTTTATATGCCGGCGTGCGGTGGCGTAGTTGTAGCCGTTAGCCTCACACCATTCTTTCGGGGAGATTTTGGTTTTGGCGTATTCGGCGAGGAACAGCTTTTGAATGGCTCCCCAATCCTGTTTTGCCATAACGTTCTCCGTGAATAAAAAAAGCCACGGGCAACCATGATCTGAGTGATCGGTGGGTGTCGCCTGTGGCTTTGCTTGCGCATTACGCAGCACCTGGATAGATGCTCTGTGATGGGCAATAAAAAACCCGCCGTAGCGGGTCTAGTGTTTGACAGCCTTTCTTTCAGCCTGCTTTGCTTTAGCCAGCTCAACAATCTTATTTGTTCTTTTCTTGCGTTCTTCTCTTTCGACGTACCAATCTTTGAGCAAGACTTCAATAAGCTGTATAAGTAATCCGGCCTCATCAGGTTCAACATCTACAATTAAGTCGATGTCTTTTTCCATGTGTGCACCAATGTTTCCGATGCTCCTGATTGAGTCAATAGCCGCCCAAGTATCACTATCAACTTTGTCTTCTATCGCTTCTATTTCATCAACCAATCTACCAGCTTTAACTTCCCAAAAATCTCGGATCATCCCTTGCAGGCAACGTCTCGCTAGTGTTGCTGAGGCTTTTGGGGATAACTGACAAATAAGAGAAGCCTCTTTGTAGTCATCAAGGATTGCTTTAGGGATATAATCAGGAAATACCTTCACTGCTGCTTGAGGCCGCAACTTCCAAGTGTCTAACGTCTCATCTGGGACCCATTGTCCATCCATAACCTTAGACGTCGAGAGAATTGATGAAACCACAATCTCTTTACACTCGTCATTAGGGCACATCTCTATGAAAGAAGTCAGCATAATCACTGGCCCATATCGAGTATCTTCTCGAAAAATCGTATAAGTCTCTTTCGAAGGCACTGCCTTATCAGTTGCTATCTGTCCGCAATATGGACAAGTCCAAGATGCCATTTTTACCTCTGCGTAAATAAGCGACATCCTAATTTAACACTAAATATTAAAATTTTTTAAGTAGTTGTTTGCTTACCGTCTCTCCGGCTGTCACACCGTTTCTTCTACCACGGCTGATGTTTCCGCTATGACCGCCCCCTAGCTCGCGGGGTATTAACCGTTTTTGATTTCTCCCGCTCGCTCACCGTGAGGAGCCCGGGTCGTGGCTAAGGCAGGAGAACGGCGACGGCTCGGCGCTTTGGGTGCACTATTCTTTTTTGCGGCGCAGCAGCTGGCGCACGAAGATGATCACCAGCATTAGGCCGAATACCGTTCCCCAGTTAATTGGCACGATGGACGCCCAGCCGGCGGATGACGCCAACAGATTCCACGCAGCCAACATACCCCAGGAGAATAACAAGCCCAGACCGATCACAATGGCAATGGTGCCACCACCCACAAGCAGGACAGCCAGCACGTCAGTATCATTTTTTTTCACTCGTCTTCTCCAGTAAGCCGGCCCGCCATGCATTCAGCGTGGCAATTCTGCCGGCACAAATTTTCAGTGAGGTTTGTAGTGCCAGCGTATAGCTGACGGCGTCGCCCCATGTGTCGCCGGCCATCTGTGGCTGCTCACATAGAGTGAATACGGATTCAGGGGGAAGGAGGATTAACGGCGCCGGGGTTTGTGCCAATGGCCGGGCGCAAGAGCTCAAGCACAGCGGTAGGCAGAGGCTGACCAGCGCATGGATCGTTTTTAATCGCTTCACGGTATTTCCTTTGGGCGGTGTCGTGCTGCTGGCGCAGCTGCTGCTCGCGTTGTTGCTGTGCCGCCATCAGCGCGCGATTCTGCGCATCTTGCGTCTGCAGCGTGGCTATCAGCCCGGCCTGTTGTGCCAGCGTCTTCTGCTGTTCTGCGGCCTGCTGGCGTGCCAGCTCCAACCGGTGCGACAGCAGCGAGCTGTAACCGCCAAGAAAGATAGCCACCAGCAACAGAAGCACCAGGCTGCCGCCGGCGATCTTGCTCATCCAGCCGTTCATGATTGGCCCCAGGTGCAGACGGTGTTTTCGACTTCACGCCGGGTGATCAGCCCTTTCCACTCTTTGCCGCCGGCATACTTCCAGCGCTTCAGTTCACCGCACGCGCCGGCCGGGTCGCCGGCATTCAATTTTTTCAGCATCGTGGAGCCTATAAACGCATACGGCCCGACGTTGTAGGAAAATGAGTAGATGGCGGCGCGCTGGGTTTCGGTGGTTTTCACCTTGATCGCGGGATCGACAATCCGTGCAACTTTCTGCAGGTCAGATTTCAACAGCGCATCGCATTCTGCGTCGCTGTATCGCTTGCCGAGGATAATATCGGCGCCGGTATGTCCATCGCAGACCGTCAGAACGCCGACGACATCGCGATAGGCCACATACCGCCGCCCCTCTAACCCATCGTGGCCGCCGAGCATTGCAGTGGCGATCGCAATCGCCCCGCCGCCACCGGTTATGGCAGCGATGATTTTATTTCTCAGGCTGGAATTCATCAGATTTCTCTCGGAGCTTTTTGGCCCAATTCTGCGACGATTGTCGCGGTGGCTGATGGGTTGGCGCTGTTGGTCTTGCTCAAAATGTCGCGCAGGATCTGCGTTCGTTTCATCTGCTCTCGCCGATTGAGGCGGTAGGTCAATATGCCCAGGGCGATACTGACGGCCAGGCCAATGATGAAACCCCAGTCCTGCAGCGTTAACCCGGCGAAAAAGGCAGATATGCCCGCAAGCCAATAGGTAGCGTTCGAGTAGCTGTCGTTCATTTTCATGATCCCCACCTCCGCGGGCCGCGGCGGGCAGTGCAGAAATGAAAAAGCCCGACGGCAGTCGGGCTAGGGTGAAATTTCGGGTTTAGGATACGGCTTCGGGCTGAACAATTTCGTGTTAAGCCGCCGTCGTGCCCGCTTGTTCAAAAAGCGGATATAGCGGAATTGGTTGAACGTATGGGCAGTGGCGCGGTGTGCGTTCTCCCGGAGGAAATTACCGCGGGCGCCGGCTTTGCGCCCTTTCGTCGTCATTGCGATCTTGTGATACCACTCGCCGTCGAGCTCGTAGAACGTCGTTTGATGGCTGCCGACGTAATCGAAATTGCTCGCTTGATACACGACACCGAACCGGCCGCAGCGTTCGTCGGCGAACGTCTGCACCCAATCCACCGCAGGATAGAGCAACTTGATAGTTTTCAGCGCGTAGCTGATTGCGCGTGATTCAGTATTGCGCGGCATCCGGTCATGCACCCAGAGGCGGTTTAACTCCATGTATTCGCGGTTGCCGGTGCCGGTCACGACGCGCGCCCCGCTGCTCGGGTTCATTGCGTAGCCCCACTGCATGACGCCCACCAGTTCGCGGCCGTCGAAAATCCCAAGGTGCAGATAGGAGTTGTTCACTACGCGCTTGCTGTAGTGAAAATGACTGATCACCAGGCGCGCCAACCAAACGGGGATCGTTGCGACGTGGAGATCGTCACATCCATAACCGACGGTTTCGCCAGCATAAACGATCGGCGCCGGCTTTCCGCTGGCGCGTGACACAACAGCATTAGCGTGATTTTTCAATGTCTCGGCACTCCAATAGAGGGGTGTGCTCGTGACTGTTGACGCGGGCATACTGCCTCGGGGAGCGGCAACTCTCCGGGGCGCCCATCAGAACGTAAAAATGAAAAAGCCCGCATTAAGCGGGCCACCAATAATCAGTTATGAATTTGTCATTTAATTAAATTCGATTCTAAAAGTATTTCTCTAAGACGGTGTGGGATACAAACACCGGGCTTATCACTAGCCTCTTGCAATGAATCCGATAGCTTTAACAAGAAACTTTCGCCAGGGTAACCTCCGCAAAATCCTTCATAGTTAACATGAACCATCCCATCAGGATCAGCGTTCTTTGCAAGGTAGACGCGGCAAATAAGAGAGAAAAACTTGCCACTCGTATCTAAGCTATTAAATTTAACGAAACGAGCGGGCTGACAAACTTCAAGATCAAACATGCTAAACCCTCCTCCAGGTTTAAAGCACGTCTTGCGCTTCGAATGAAAAACCCGCTCGATGGCGGGTTTCTTTTGAATTTGTCGCTGCGGATATAACTTCGCGAAGCTTATATCAATTTAATCAATTTCCGCGCAAAGTCAACGATAAAATCGCTCGCTATTCATCTCAAATGCATCACTCATCGGACGGTAAAGCATGAACTCCGCCGTTTTCACCCACACCGCGACGCGCGTCTCGCAGGTGCGCATGCACCAATCAGGGTGATAATCATGCAGATCTGCGGCCATTTCCTTCAGGCTTTTTCCTTTCCCGATATAGCGCTGCTGAATGATAAATTTCAGTCCTGGGTAATCCAGCAGAACGGCCCCAATCACCCGATCCATAATCGCCGCCTCCGAATCAGTGCAAAATGCCAGGCTGCTTTTTTGCTTTCCCTCCAGTATGTCGAGCAAGTACTGGCGCAATTCTTCTTGCCCACATCCCGCCTTTTTCAGCTGATTGAGCGCCTGAGTGATCGCCGCTTTTGTCACCTTGTTGCTCGTCAGTAGTCGGTTGAACATGTTGCCGGCCCTGCCGAAACTTTCCATCCCTGACCACCGGCCCCACATTTTCAGCCGCCCTTGTATCCAAACGCGCTCCAGTGCACGCAAATGTAGCTCTTTGCCGTCGCCTTTACCGATGTTGTCGGGGTAGATCATAGCTTTCCTTCCTTTCTCAAAATTTCTTGCGTGCGCATGACGCCTTCGGCGTGCATCAGTCGAGCATCGTTCGCGTCGATAAGGCGTGTGCGGCGGTCTATTTCATCGTGGCAGGCGCTGCAGGCCCACGCCGCCTGCGTGTCGTCCGGCTTTATTGCCGTGCCGCAGGTGCCGGCCAGCCGGTAATGTGCGGCAACGGTTGTTTCTGGGTTTCGGTTACAGATGCCGGGGATCCTAATTTGGCAATCACGGCCGCGGGCCTCGTCTGTCAGTTTGCTCATGCTGCATAATCCATAAGCTGAGCCGCGGCGTTCTCTGCCTCGGCGATAGTTGGGAAAGATTTGTTTAAGATGAAGGTCCACAGCACGTTAAGCGCAGCCTGGTACAGGTCGTTAAATTCGAGGTCGTCCATTTTTGCGAATGAGATCGATCGCGGCTCGCGCAGGGTCGAGCCGTCGGGGAGTTCAAAAAGGTCATAATGCCCCGCTTCGACGGTTACCCATCGGCGGAAAGCGTGGAAGGATTTTGCAATCGTCAGCCGTTCGGCGCGCTTCTCGGCCACCAGCTGCAGGTATTCGTCCGCCAGCGCATAGAACACGCCAGCATCGTCAACATGGCGCGCCAGGCGATTGATATACCCGCGGAGAAATTGTCGCTCAAACTTTGATACTGTGCCGCCAGTCGGGGTCCAGTATTCAAAACCGAGATTCAGGAGTGAGAAAAATTTGCGGTGCAGTCCGGGATTCCGGGCGCGCTTAAACTCGCCAGTGACAACCGCCCCCAGCTTGAGTTTGTTCGTGACGAAATCGGCCGTGTCGGGCGTTGCCGGCACGAGGATCCCGCCTTGGGATTTGTAAAACGAATACTGCGCCATTTTCGTCTCCGTGGTGGCGCAGCAGGTGATCAGCTGTTCAGGCTGATGAGAGGATTATATCACTTTCTCCGGACGTCGTAGCCCATACGTCGGAGCAGCACAATCATGAGCTCAGTATCGGCGACGATCTGGCTCTCCTTCAGCGGTAAAACCGCAGTTATCGCCCCGTGGGTCATGTAAACCAGCGCCCGACCATTCTCGGGCAAAATATGAGCAACATCTTGTTTTACATCCATTATATTTTTCTCCGACATTCTCGGATTCACTTCGTGTTTTAATTATTACACCAAAATACTGTATATATAAACAGTAAATTGTACAGTATGCAGCAAAACAAAAACCCGCTGAAGCGGGTTTGAGAATTAGTCGTAATTGCGGCGATCCGGGTGATCACCATCATCGTCAGCGAAGCAAACACCGACAATGGCCCAGAAGCACAAGCCAACTACGCCGGCGCCAATGGCGAACAGAAACGCAAAGAATAGCCACCAGATCACCGCTCCGCCCCCCTATCGTTGTCACGCAGACGAGCAGCGGAAATTATCCCATCAACTGGCAAACACTCATACTGCCCGGGCAGGGACTGCTCCCGAATATCTTCGAGGCAGTTGGAACGATCGGGATATACCCACCCCTGCGGAACGTAATCGCACGGCTGGTAGGTGTAGCAAACGAGCAGGAATAAACCGAACATCAGCAAGCCCTCCCACGCACTCCAGCCAGCGCCTGATCAAACATTTTGTGCATGTGGCAAAACCGCAGTTCTACCGGGTTGAAGTGCCACAGCGTTTTGTCCGGCCTAGTTTTCTTCCCTGCTGGCCGGAAATTAACTTCCCCCAGCTCGTAGAAACGCTCATTCACGCCTATCAGGTGATAGCGCGCCATGTTCCCCTGTCCGGTACGGATCATGTTCACGTTTGGCGACCGGAGCATCGATTTCAGCCGAATGCAGATCTGCGATCGTGTCATGCTATTCCCTGGGTGTTTTTCATGCGTTAAGGCGCTGATCTCTGCAGTGGAGAGATTTTTGCCCTGGATAAGTTCGACAAACTGCCGTGTAGTGATTCTGGTCATTGGTCATGCCTCGGTTATTTCACGTTGTTGTTACCCATACTGGCGCGGATCCGTGCCAGCATTTCCATGCCCTTTCGCTGATAGCGTCCGTCCGTGTCAGCGACTTGTGCGTCGCCCGGCGGCCTGTTCTCCAGCGCTTTCGTTTTTCTCACTGGCGGGATGGAGAATCCCATTTCCACCTGCTTTGCCCACTTCGCCAGCAGCCGGCCGGCCAGTGCGGCGAGTTCGTTGTGTCCCAGCTTGCGCTCTACGCCGGCGCGACGGAGCTCCGGGCAAATCTGGAACAGCACCGGGTGGCGCCAGTCGAAACTATCTGCGCCGTCGAAACGCCAAGATTCGTTGCGCCAGCGGCGGTATTCAGTCATGACGTCGTCCGCCGACAGGCCGAACGGGTTGGCCGTGCACTCGCCGACGATCGCAGTAAATTCCGCAAGGTCAGGCGGCCAGTGGTTACCGGCACTGCAGCGCTCCATGCACCGGCGCGCGGCGTAGGCCAGTTGGTCATCGGAGAATTTCGAAATCGTCTGGCCCCAGATCGTGGATGGTGCCACCCCGTTTTTTGTCACCCAGCGGTTGGCGTAGATCCCCGCCATCGTCTCCCAGAGGAGCCAAGCCCTGTCGCTCCCGTTCTGCGTTTCGTGCGGCCCTGACCTGCTGCTGAGCGGTAGCGGCTGCTGCGGTGTATCTGGTCGCATTTGAACCTCCTGCATGCTGCTTTCGTTTGGCCGCCGCCTGGCGTTCGTAGAGCACGCTGTCGGCGAATTTCTGCTCCCACTGCGTCTGGTTAAATACCCTGCCCTCGGCTTTCCAGTACGCCTGGAAGCTCGCCAGCTCCTGCGGGGTATATCCCGGCGCCGGGCCGTCGATAATTCGGCCCCACAACGCCGCCAATCGCTGGAAATCAACCGTCGGCGCCCAGTTGGCGCTCATCGGAAATTTTCCGCATGGGTTCTCGTCGTCTGGGTCTTCCCAGGGTGTCGGCCCTGTTCCCTGTCCATCTGGTGAAATTTCGCCCGCTCCCGATAGAGAGAGGGGTTTATCTTTTAGATCTTCTTCTTCCTCTACTTCTGGTAACGCTTTTTGATACGCATCTGTAACGCTCGCAGCGTTACTAATTGCGTTACCTTTTGCGTTACTCCCGCGTTTCACTTTCCTGGAATTTGCAACGCGATTATTCGTAAGTGCTCGTTTTTTCGATGAATTCCCGTTATGCCTTTCAAAGTTCGGAAAAACCAACGTCTCCCCATCGAGCGCCAGCCAGCCAACGCTGATCAGCGCATCTGCAAAACCGGAAACGAAAGTGATCCGATCAACTGCATTTTTTGTAACGCTCGCAGCGTTGCACTTTGCGTTACCGTCAATGGTCTGTTGATCGGCCCACGCCCATAATCTGACCAACTTGCCTAACACGGCGTCCGGGTCCAGATTCAGGATTTCCGACAGCTGGAACACCTCCGGTTTATCCGGGGTTATCACTTCAACCTTGATCCAACTTGCCGCCATATGTGCCTCAACTTTCTGTAATCTGTAACGCCGACAGCGTTACGGTTTGCGTTTCTTAAAAGGTCAGTTTCGCGCCGTCGCGCGTGCTCTCTGCGGCGCTGGCTTCCCTTTCAAACGCTGACAGTGCTTTGCAAAACTTCGCGCCCAGACCAACAGGTCGGGCAGTTTCATGTTCGGGTTGTGGCGCTGGTGCTGTACGGCAGCCGCCGCCGACGTCGTTGCGACCGCCTCGTCGAACCGTGCCTCGCGCAGCTGCGCGGTGATCTGCTTTTGCAGGAAATCGTCGTGATTAATGGTCATTGGTCATGCCTCGGTTAATGCAGTGCGCTGTAGGCTCGCCGCAGCTCGTAGAAGCTGCGCTCTGCCTCGTCGCACTCTCTTTCAAAATCTGCCGGTGATGCGTGCAGCAGCGCGGCGGCGATCGCCTCCTGGTGTTCCTTCAGCGCGCGGATTGCCAGGTATTCGATGCTGTTCCCCGCCACCAGCCGGGCGCGCAGCACCGCCGGCAGCGCAGCAAGGATCGCCGGCTGCAGTTCCTGGATTTTCTGGCGGGCGCCAGCACTATCGCTGTCGAGCCAGCGAAAGATCTGCTGCTTGTTGTTGTGCCATGCAGCATCATCAACGCTGCCGTCGGCGCGTTCGATCTGCGCCAGCTGCGGCGCCTGCATTTCCAACTTGAAGTAAGCGCGGGTGATTTCCGCCGCGACCGTGCGCTGAGTGGCCTCCGTGGCCCATCCACGCAGCGCGTCGCGGATCTGCTCGTGTTTGATTTCCATAAATCATGTCCTTAGGCTGCAGGCTTGGTATCCTGCTGTTCTGGCGGTAAACCGTCCGTTGGGTTGGGGTAAAGGTCAGGCCTTAACTCGTGCGGAGTCACGCCGGTTAAATTAAAAATCGGGAGTACGTGATCTGATGGAATCACGCCTTTATAACGGTTTTTCCAATGGCTAACGGCCATCGAAGAGATACCGAGTTGCTCGGCCAACTTGCTCGCATTCCCCGCAATGCGGATGGCTTTATCCAATGCATTCATACAGAACTCCGGTGGTTAAACACCGCAAGTAAACAATATGTTTATTATTATGTCAACATTATGATGGTTCGTGACTGTAAACTTTTGGTTTAAAATCAGGGAATGAAAGGAAGAACTCACCAAGTAGATCACCCGCAGATAAAGCGGCTGAATGAACTGATGGATCTGAAGGGTATCTCTAAAGCAGAGATGGCCCGGATTGCTGGCGTCAGCCCTCAGTCGGTTAACAACTGGTTTGCTCGCGGCACGATCGGAAAGAGCTCGGCGCTAAAACTTGCAGAGGCTCTGGGTGTATCCGTAGCCTGGATACTTTGTGAAGGCGACGACAGCGAAACAGGACTGTCAGAACGACAACTCCAGCTCCTTAACCTTTTTGAACAATTGCCAGAGTCTGAGCAGGACAACATGATCGCTGCATTCAGCGCCCGCCTTAAAGAGCTTGATGAGTTTGTAGAAAAATACGTCAGGAAACGCGTTAAGAGCGACGAGTAACCCCCCTATCGACCTGCTTCTGTTCGCAATGTCCACCACTCAGTAAACAAAAATCAAACCGCCTGCATGGCGGTTTTTTTGTGCCTATCGATTTTATAAACTCATTTTGTTGACACATTTATAAACTTTGTGTTTAATAGATTTCATCAAGCAGCAGCGAACTGGCAGGAAGCCCACGAAGTAGCCGCCCGGGGCGCACGAAGACCGGGATGATTCGCTAACGCAGCAGGTGAAAAACGTTCTGACAGCTGGAAAGACAGCACCGAGGCATGACCAATGACCACTACAGCAGAGGGCAACACGATGTTCACATCATACGAAGAGTATTTCGACAGTCTGGCGGAAGGCGAAGAGGCCATGTCAGAAGCAGAATTTAACGCAGCTCTCCAGTAACACTCACCGCGCCCTACGGGGCGCACCGAGGCAATCATGAGCGACAGAGGTTTCTGGTTTTTGATTGTTGTCGGCGCCTGCCTCGTTTTTTGGGCGAGCGTCATCACTGCAGTACTGATTTAGGGAGGCATGGCAATGAGCAAGATCGTCCCAAACAGCGGTAAGGCCGTCAGCCTCCGCAACACGCGCACCGGCGCGCCGTGGGTAGCATCGTTCGATTACATCCGCGGCCGCTACCGGTTCGAACCGGTCGGCAATTTACGGGCCATCAAGCGCCCTTTTGAATCCCTGAGGATCCCGCCGGAATTCGAGCCAGCCGGCACGCACTAAAGCACCACCTGAAACAGCAGTAAAAAATGCCCGAATTAATGGGCAGGACCAAACACGGCATGACCAAAGTCAGAACGGGGTGTTCTGACATAACCACAGAGGAAAAAATGATGTCTAAGTCACTGAATGAAGTAGAAAAGCAGGTTCACGTTGCCGAAGTTGTTCACCACGGCGAAAAATTGACTATTCCTGTCGGTATGGGCGTTCAGGATGCGATCGATTTGCTGGAGCGCCGCCGTGATTACCTGAGCGAGAAAGTGATCATCCGCCGCGAATTTAACGTGTTCCCGTGGGACGGCGCAAACGCATTAGCACAGGCATTAACCAACCGTTTCGGCTGGGCAGCGGCCGAGTCAACTCCGGGCTTTTTTGGTAGCCAACCGCCAGCGATGATCAACATTGAAGTCGGGCCGAACCAAACCAAAGAAATTCCGTGGGGACGCTTCAGCCTGCCTGGCATCGATGGTTTCGTTCAGACTGATTCCGATCGCAAAGACGGCCGCATCTGCTTTGTGACAGCTGCAAAAATTCAGCGTAAGGACGAAAGCGTCATAAAAGAGCTGTTTGACGATATTGCCAACATCCTGAAGCGCGGCTCCATCTACGCCGGTAAGGCCATCAAAATTCGCTTCCGTGATGACGACGGCGACCTGATCGAAATGCCAGAACCGAAGTTCTTGGACACGTCGTCCATTAGCCGCGACATGCTGGTTTATTCTCGTGAAGTGACCGAAGCGATCGAAACCAACCTCTTCACGCCGATCGAGCGCATTACCGACTGCATCGCGAACGACATTCCGGTAAAACGCGGCGTGCTGCTGGGCGGGCCATACGGCACCGGTAAAACGATGGCTGCAACCGTAGCTTCGCGTTTGGCAACCGACAACGGCGTCACCTATCTATACGTGCCGCGCTCCGACGAGCTGGCTGACGCGATTGAGTTCGCCAAGCAGTATCAGGAAACGGCCTGCGTGATTTTCTGCGAAGACATTGACCGTGCTGTCAGCGGCGAGCGTTCCGTCGCTATGGATGACATTTTGAACATCCTCGACGGCATCGACACCAAGGCCAACAACATCATAACCGTGTTGACCACGAACCACCTGGAGAACATCAACCCTGCGATGCTCCGCCCGGGCCGACTGGATGCCATCATTAACGTGACGCCGCCGGACGCCGAGGCCGTTGAGCGCCTGATCCGCCTGTATGGCAAAGACACCATTTCGGCCGATGCAGATCTCCGCCCTGCTGCCGACCTGCTGGCCGGCACCATCCCGGCAGTGATCGCCGAAGTAGTGAAGCGCGCGAAGCTGGTGCAGCTCCAGCTGCAGCAGCCGGGAACCAAAGTCGAGAACGTGTCCGGTACTGCCGTTCTGCGTGCAGCCGAAACCATGCAGAGCCAGATTAAGCTGCTGGCGGAGCAATCCAAACCGAAGGCCAAAGAGCCAACCTTCAATGAGGTGATGGGTCATGCCCTGTCTCATGCTCTGAACGGCACCAAGGAGCAATTGGGCACCATGAGCAAGCGAGTTGAAGAACTGCACGACCGCGTTGTGAATTAATCAGCCACACCAGGGAACGGCCATATTCTGGCGCCGGAAACGTAACCGGCAACCCATTTAATTAACCTAAGAGGCATGACCATGAAAGTAACCAGCGCAACTTTAGTTTGTGAAAAAATTCACACAGGTATTCATTCCGTATCTGAAAACGATAATGTCATCGGATATATCGCCAAGACCAAAAACGATGAATTACCTGTTGGTGCAGTTTTAGCAGACGGAACCGATCTCGGTGAATTTGATTGTCCTGACTGCGCAGTAAAAGAAATTTACCGCAAAGCAAACAATATTACTGACGGGCATTTAATTACCAGCGACGAAAAGAAAGAAATGCTTTTGGCCTTCATGATGGCAATGCTTGGCGACTCAGCAGAACGCACAACCCACTAATTGCTGTGTGTAGTCTTCCCCGCCATCGCTGGCGGGGCTTTTTGAAGTGCATTAATAAATGCATTTCACAAAGCCAACCAACTGGAGAAATAACATGTTCGGAATGTTCAAAAAGAAAGCCCGCAAAGCAGTTGTTGAAGTGAAAAAAATGGAAAACCGCGATGCAGTCGAGGCCACTGTCTGGGGCGCGTATTCCATCGCATATGCCGACGGCACCTGCGACGCCAAAGAGATCGCCGTACTGGAAAAAACCGTCAGTGCACTCCCGGCCTTTGCGCCGTTTGCCGGTGAGATTGCCCAGATGAGCAGCAACATTCGCGCACGTTATGAGGCCTCGCCACGCAGCGCTAACGCGCAGGCTATGCGTGAACTGTCCGATGTAGCGGGAACGCCGGATGCAGTTGATGTGCTGTGCTTGTGCCTGGATATTGCCGACCAAGACGGGATCGGCGAAGAAGAAGAAGCGGCGCTGAAAAAGATCGCCCAAGCCCTGCAGTTGCCACTGGATCAATATGTCTGATGGACAAGCTGCGGTGGCTTGCAGTTATCGTCCTGTTATTTTTGGTTGTTGCCGTCGATTTTACCAGTCGAGTTATGTCGATGTTGGCTGACGGTGTTTTAGTAATCGGCATTGTCGTCTTGATTTGGCCGATTATCTCCCAGAAGAAAACAGGTAATTAAATCAGGCCGGGAAACCGGCCGTATTGAAATGCGCCCGGCGTTTCCTCCACCTGGTGGCGGGCGTCAACTCGCAGGGCGTATTTCAATATCACCAAAGAGAGGGTTTATATAATGCAAACTTTCAACACAGAATTAGCAATTGAGGCCCAGAGCCAATACTGCAATGAAAACCGCCTTCCGAATTTCTCGCCAATTGACGGGATTTGTTACCGTTGCAACAAAGATGTTTATGTTCCAGTTGAGAATAAACACGGTGACTTTGTTTCCGGAATTTCCGTAGAAAAGGCAGCGAGCACCCACATTATTGATTGCCCGCACTGCCGAATGAGTTATTGCGATTAAAAGTAAAAAGGCCCGCACAAGGCGGGCCAGTCTACCGGCTTAACGTCCCGGTGACGGGCTGCCAGGGGACCAACCCTAACAGCCGAGGCATGACCAATGACCACATCGAGGATGCAGCACCGATCGGCCTGCATTCTACCTAAAACTCAGGAGAATTGCACAATGCAAAACGTCTACGCCTACTACTTAAAGGCAAAGCAAAAGTCAGGGAAACCCTCGCTTTTCATCTGGTTTGAAGCAAAGAACGATGCGCGGGCAAAGCGTGACCTCGAAAACCACATCGAGGACGCCGAGCTGGATCAATCCGCTTACTTCAAGCCGGTGCGCACCAATTACCCCGTTGTTGACGATCTGCCGCCAGAAGCGGCGTTCTGTGATACCTGGTGCCTGCGCTACAAACTCGACGATAACCTGACGTGGCAGATCATCCCTGCGACTGAGCGCGAACAAGTGCTGGAGCAGCACAAACCTGCAGGTGATGCAGGAGCGACCGACGAGGCGACCAATGCCAGCGGGGAGCCAGCCCACGGGCAAGAGCCGCGAGCGTACTTCGCAAAAATGAGCGCTGACACGCGGGCTGTCGCCGTCATCCTGCATGGTTTCGATGTGATCGACACAGTGCTGAGCAAATCGCAGATGACCAATGTCATCAACACCGCATTGAGCGGGGAATCCGCTTATATCGCCGATATGCTGCAGGCTCTACGCCTGCCTGCCGTTTCTTGCATGGATCCCGAGCGCTTCGCGGCTTTCGTTGCCGGGGTCGCGCGTCGCTATGAAGAAACCGATCCTGAATCGACCTTCATCAATATCCGCAAATACGTTGAGCAGCTGCTGAAACCGGCCCCGGAGCCGGAGCCGGAAGCAGAAACGACGAAAACCGTACATAAGCGCGGCTATACCCAAACGCATGACGCCCTTGATCGTGAGATCGCCTGCGCGCTGTGGGTCGGTGATGTCGACTGCCAAAATATAGCCGGTGAGATCGATCGCTGGGCGCAGAAAAAAATAAAAAACGATGACGAGGACTTTAAACGTTGGTCAATGGCGCTGCGCGCTGCCCCGAACATCCTCAAATACAGCCGTGAGACAATTTTCGGCGTGGTCCGCAATGTTCCATCGTCTGATATGTACCACTTCCCCGCCACACTCCGCGGCTGGATTGAGAAATATTTGTCTGAGCATGGCGTCTATGAATTTGGCGCGGCGCCGGATGCCGTGCAGTTGGCTGCAGAGCCAGAGCCAGAGCCAGAGCTTGTCAGTTTAGGCGGTGGCCGCTTCGACGCATCGAGCCTTTTTGAAGCCTCGCCGCTGGCTGCCGTGCAGGTTGACAATGAACCTTCCGACGACAACGCGCTGCAGCAGCAGATCCCAGCACCGACGCAGGCTGAAGCCTTAATTGACAGTGAAAAAGTGGAAGTAGCGCTGCAGCCGGAAGGTGAGCCTGCAGGAAGTCAACAGCCGGCGTATTTCGAGCCAGGCCGTTACGCTGATATTTCAAACACAGCCTATCACGCTGCGAACGGCATCAGCAGCACACAGGTGAAGGACGCGCGCATCAGCCTGATGTATTACCACGGGCGCCACGTCATCAAAACGATCGGCCAGGAACGCAGCGACGCGCTGACGTTCGGCTCGCTGGTGCACACGCTGGCGCTTGAGCCAGAGAATCTGGAGCGAGATTTCAACGTAGAGCCGATTATCCCGGACGGCGCTTTCACGAATACCGCCTCAATGCGCGCATTTATTGAACAGCACAACGAAACGCTGCCGAAAATGGCGGATACGGACACTCTGCGCACCGTCATTGATGAACACAACGCGAAGCTGCCAACACCTTACGCGCTGGGCGGTAATGCGGACGAAATAGGCCGGATTTACTCCCTGCTGCCGCAGCAATTCCAGACAATTCCTGACGGCCAGAAGTTCACCGCAACAGCCATGAAAGCCTGCATCAAAGAGTACAACAGCACGCTGCCTGAACCGCTTAAGGTCAGCGGTGGCCGCGATGCGCTACTCGAGCAGTTGGCAATCATCGATCCTGAGTTTGCTGCGCGTGAAGTTGCGATCCCGGCCCCGCTGTCGGTCAGCGGGACCAAGGAAGAAATGGCGGCGCGCATCAAAACAATTCTGCCAACAGCCATTTTTGCCGACGAACTGATCGATGCCTGGAAAAATTCCGACGACGGCCGCCAGCAGGTCACCCAACAGCAAATGCAGCATGCCAAAGCCATTCAGCGTGCGCTGTTTACCCATCCTTCAGCGGGTCCGCTGCTGCAGCATGAGCATCGTGCGGTTGAAGCGAGTTATTTCGGCTTTGATGAGGAAACCGGCCTCGAGGTCCGTGTCCGCCCTGACCTTGAGATCGATATTAACAGCGTGCGCGTCGGTGTGGATTTGAAATCAGTCAGCATGGGCCGCGTGAAGCAAGACGCGCTGCGCGCCAAGCTGCACCGCGAAATTATCGATCGGGACTACCACCTCAGCGCTGCCATGTATAGCGACATCGCCGCCTTTGACCAGTTCTTCTGGATCTTCGTCAACAAAGACGAGGGCTATCACTGGGTGGCTATCGTCGAGGCTTCTCCTGACCTGCTGGAGCTTGGCCGGCTTGAGTACAAAAAGGCGCTGCGAGAAATCAAAAACGCATTCGACACCGACATCTGGCCGGCACCGATCACCGAAGAGATCGTCGACGACTTAAACGACTATGACCAGCGCCGCATGGAAGCGCTGCGCGTTGCGTAAGGGGCAAAAACATTATGAGCAATATCAGCATTCCTGAAGAAAAAACGGCGTCGGTCACTGACTCGAACATCGCGCTGTTCAACCCGCAATACCTGACCGCTATCAACCAATTTGCGCAGGTCATGGCGAGCGGTACAGCGACGATCCCCGCCCATCTGCGAGGGAATCCGGCCGACTGCATGGCGATCGCCATGCAGGCCGCCCAGTGGCAAATGAACCCCTTCGCAGTGGCTCAGAAAACTTTCATCGTGAGCGGCGTTCTCGGGTACGAGGCGCAGCTGGTTAATGCGGTGATTTCCACTCGTGGGCCGCTGGTCGACCGCATCAACTATGACTGGTTCGGTCCGTGGGAAAAGGTGATCGGCAAGTTTGATATTCGCAAGGGAGATAAAGGGGAGTATCGAATTCCTGGCTGGCGCCTGGCTGATGAAGAAGGGATCGGGATCCGCGTCTGGGCAACGCTGAGGGGGGAGGATAAACCGCGGGAGTTGGTGCTTATGCTTGCGCAGGCCCGCACCCGAAACTCTACGCTTTGGGCTGATGATCCACGCCAACAACTGGCCTACCTGGCAGTAAAGCGCTGGGCGCGCCTGTACTGCCCGGAAGTGATTCTCGGCGTCTACACGATCGACGAGTTGGAAAAGACGGAAGAACGTGAAATCAACCCGCAGCGCGGCGCCTCGCGCGTCAGTGTGAGCCAGCTGGCGGACGGACCTGCCGCCGCACCCGTGCAGCAGAGCGCCCCACCTGTCGATACGGATGATATTGCCGGCGGCATTCGGACAGCTATTGATCAGGCAGAAACAACAGACCAAGCCTCAAATATTCGCGCACAGGTTGAAGAGTTACGCCAAAAGCTGGGGATCGCCGCTTACACCGAGTTGAAAAACAAAGTGATTAAGCGCCACCGGCAGATCACCGCATGCGGCAGCATCAGCAGCCAACTGAAAGACTGCCGGAGCGCCGATGAGTTCGCCGCGGTAGAGGCGCTGGTGCGACGGTCAGAGCGAGATCTAAGCGCTGATGACATGGAGCGTTTCCAGCTAGCGCTCGACGATATGCGCCCAGAGTTTCAGGGCTGATTTTGGAAAATCAACGCACAACGCCGGCCACGGCTAATATTGTGGCCGGTTGTGCTGAGTAGTGAGGCATGACCAATGGCTAAATGGATGACTCTCGAAGAATGGCGAGATGATAACTACACCGATAAAAAACCAAGCATCCAGACGCTCTGGCGCTGGGCGCGCAACGGAAACTTTTACCCGCCGGCGGAGAAGCACGGCAAGCAGTACCGGCTGACACCAGGGACTATTTACATCAACCCCAAGGACTTCAACCTGGGGAGAAAAATAAAGGAAGCGCAGAGCCCTAATCCCGCAAGGCTCGCGTTCATGGAGAAAGTGATCAATGGCACGGCGAAGGGAGGGTTATGACATGCGCTTACCGAAAAACCTAACATTCCGCCGAAACCGGAACGCGTTCTACTGGCGTAATCCAGTCACCAAAAAGGAGATCTCTCTCGGCCAGATTTCGCGACGCGAGGCCATCGCCCAGGCGATTGAAGCCAACCACTATATCGAACAAAATTACTCTCCCGTTCTGCTCCTGGAAAAAATTAAGGGCAGCCACGAATACACCCTGAACGCCTGGCTCGATCGGTATGATGTCCTATTCAAGCGGCGAGAACTGGCCGAGAACACATACAAAGTGCGCGCTGGCCAAATTGCCATTATCCGGCAACGCCTGGGCGACATGGTGCTGACAAAAATCATGACACGCCACATCGCCGAATTTCTCGAGTTTTGGATCGCCCAGAACAAAAAGACAATGGCCGCAACCATGCGATCGGTGCTGTCTGATATTTTCCGCGAGGCGATCGTGGAAGGTCACATCGAAAACAACCCTGTGACCCCTACCCGCGCGGCGAAAGCTGTCGTGATGCGCGAACGTCTGGAACTGAAGCAATACGGGCCGATTCGAGAGGCCGCGGAAACAATGCCGCCTTGGTTCTGCCTGGCGATGGATCTCGCTCTGGTCTCCGGCCAGCGCCGCGAGGATCTGACACAAATGCGCTTTAGCCATATCGTTGACGGACGCCTGCAGGTTGAACAAGGCAAGACGGGGGCTTTGCTCTCCCTCCCCCTTGATCTTGAACTGAAATGTATGGGCCTGCGGCTTGGCACCGTTATCGACCGATGCCGATTGGTCAGCACGACAGACTTCATGATCAGCGCCGGCATCAGGAAAAATAGCCCAGATGGTTCAATCCATCCCGACGGGTTAACGAAAAAATTTGTCGCCGCGCGGAAAGCATCAGGTTTGGAATTTCAGGAAAGCCCGCCGACGTTCCACGAGATCCGAAGCCTGTCCGGCCGCCTGTACGAAAAGCAGAACGACAAGGCATTTGCTCAAAAGCTGCTGGGGCATACAACGGAAATGATGACGCTGAAATATCTCAAAACGAGGGGGAAGGAGTACATGATGCTGTAAAAGACCGAATAGCAAAATTCGGACATATTTCGGACATTTTCGGACAAACGAAAATAAATCCTTTAAAATCAACAACTCAAAAAAAGACCGAATACGATTCCTATATTCGGTCTAGGGAAATGGCTCTTGGGAGAGAGCCGTGCGCTAAAAGTTGGCATTTAATGCAGGGCTTGTTCAGCCGTGCACTTTAAGAGTAGCCTACCGCGCCAGTTTTGCCAGCCGCCCGGCGGCTGCGTGATAGTTTCGTGACGAAATAACTATGCGGCAAATGCGCATCAATCTGCGCACGCTGGGCAAGGCGTTGGCAAACAAGCGGTTAGTCAGCGCACAGCTTCTCGGCGCGTTCGATAAACGGCGCCATGCTCATTTTTTTCCCCGGTTCAGCGGGATCGTCCAGCAGGATCACGTCCAGCGGCTGCGCGCGCTGATGGCCCTTCTTCACCTGCTGCTCCGCCGCGTCGTTGAGCGGATATTGCATCAGGGTGCTGTTATTCAGCACAAACAGCGCGCCGCCGCTGCGGCACTGCAGCGTCACTTCTTCCTTGGTGAACGCCCACTGTTTGCCGTACTCCAGTTTGGTGATGTTCACCAGTTTGTCTGCCGCCAGCGCGCCGGTCGCGGTTGCCAGCAGCGTAATGCCGAGTAATACCGATTTCAT